CTCGGGACTCCGCTGCGTATCATGGAGCGGCGTCCTTCAGGAATCGAAATTACGGCCGACTCGCCGACGCGCTACTATTTAGAAGACCCGGACACGGTGCGCATTTGGCCAACTCCTGCTGCCACTGTGGAGGATGCGCTGACTTTTTACGCGATGCTGACGCCAAAACAGACCGTCACGCATCTGCCACGCATCGCCGCCACGCATCACTATGACGCGCTACTGGATGGCGCGCTCGGTCGCTGCATGTCGCATCCTGCCAAACCGTACTCCGATTTGGTGCGGGGGCAGTACCATCTTAAGCGGTTCCGCAACGCCATTGCTTTGTATGCAGGCATGGCCAAACAGGGCTACGCGGGTGCGCAGGCGTGGCGCTTTCCGAGGTTTGCGAAGTGAGTGCGCAGCTCTACCCAAAAGCGCGCGAGAAGTTCCTGACGGCACAGATCAACTGGGTGACGGATGATTTCTCGGCGATCCTCCTGCCGGAAGTGTACCTACCTAATTTCAGCAACGAGTTTCTGTCTGATGTCAGTTCGGCCGTGCGCATCGCCACGAGCGATCTCATCCTGAATAGGACAGCCACCAACGGCTATGCCAACTGCGATCCGATTTCCTATTTGGCATTGCTGGACGACCGCAATGCGGCTCAGCTGATTATCTATCGGGACACAGGTGTGGAGGCGACTTCGGATTTGATTGCTTACTACGGAGCGGATTTCCTGGCCGGTGCACCTTTCCCATTGGAAGGGCTGGACTATTTTGTGTTTGTCAATCAGCTGGAAGGTGGACTTTTTCGGCTATGACAATAAATATAGTAGAGATCGCAGTTGATTGGAGCGTAAAGATTGACTTCGTACACGCTGCTGGTGTGTATACGGCCAATTATGCTCCCACGTTTCCTGATGTCGGGGTGAACCCTGTTGTGTGTATTGTGTTCTGTCCGGTTGATTTGCTGGTTGCTGGGCAGCCCAGTGCCATATCGCTTGGAGGAGTAAGCGGTAGTGTAGGTGCTTCGTTCTCAGCCGGTGGTACTGCCAATCAGGTTGTCGCCATGATTCCGCTAAGGAATGGCCTGCCAGTTAATGGCAGCCTTGTTCTGGATTACCCGCAAGCCTATGCGGAAAATAAGGCGTTTAACGCGCGTGCGTTTGTGGCAATCAATGTGTCGCCAGACTCTGACGATTTTGGATCGGGATTTTGGGCAGGATTCGACGATACGGTTCACCTTAATTTACCGCCTAAAGCAATGGCGGTTACCGCCGATTTTAATTTGGATGCGAGCGGATTCAACCATCCCAGTGCTGCTGTGGATTTTGTTGAGACTGTCTCCATGTTCGCAGGGGACTTGTCCTCGCGCGGAGCCTACAGCGTGCCGGTGGATACGGATTTCGAGCCGCTGATTATTACTTGGACTCCGGCTCCATTCACGGTAAATGTCCCAGTGGGGTTTGTTCTGGAGCCGATTGCCGATGCGCCGCCTCCCCCTCCAGAAGAACCCACCGTCATTGTGCAGCTCATGGATGACGAATTTATCCCTCAACTGCTTCTCAGCTCGCGGCTTCATCTGCGCGAAATAGTCTGCGCCCCGGAGATCGGCTCTCAGACCAAGCCCTGCCATCCGCAGGATACCAAACCGGATTGCTGCGATAAGGTGAGCCCATGATTCTTGGACGCTACAAACAGCAGGCTTATGACCGGCGCAAGCGCGGTATTGACTTCACTGATTTTCTCGAAGATGCGGAGAAAATTTCCGCAGTAAACGAAGTCATCATCACGCCAGTGACGGACCCTCCTCTGGTGATCGACCAAGTTATTTTGGACCCGGCCGGCAAGAAGATCGCCTATTACGTGACGGGTGGAGAGAACGGGCAAACCTATTTGGCGGAATTCAGGACCAGCACCACTTTGGCGCAGAAGCGCGAAGACGGTATTGAGTTCGAGATTGAGGAAGACTGACCATGGCTGTTATCAAACAGATTTTCGCCAACAACGCCAGCGCCTTGCTGGCGGCCAGCATTAACGATACTGACCTGACGATCCAGGTGGACTCAGGCTACGGTGCGTTGTTCCCCAATCCCGGTGCCAATGAATACTTCATCGCTTCGCTGGAGAATGCTCTCGGCGATATCGAGTACGTCAAAGTCATCACCAGGGTAGGAGATTTGCTGACGGTCGAAGGTGGTGGCCGCGGATATGACGGCAGTTCGGCGCAGGCGTGGACCAATGGCGTGACGCGCGTTGAGAACCGCGAGACTAAAGCGCTACTGGAAGTCTTCTTGCAGCGTGGCGGTGGCACCATGGACGGTGACCTCGACATGAATGACCACGAGGTCAAAGATGCCAAGCTGACTGGCGCTACAGTCATTACGGGTGGCCAGTCGGTCGGCATGGCAGTGCGTGGCGCGCTCGATGATGCCTCCAATGAACTTGCGGTCCCGGATGATGGCTCCCCTGCCACTGCGGGAGCATCTATTATTCTAACTGCGGCCAACACCGAGGGAGTTAAGACTGCTGCGTTTGAAGTTGGCCAGATAATTATTTGGTACGGCGCGGCGGCGAGCTGCCCCGCTGGCTGGAAAGTTTGCGATGGATCAAGCGGCACGCCGGATATGCGGGACTTTTTCCCCATCGGTGCGAGCGGCACCAAGGCTTTGGGTACGACAGGGGGCGCGGCGTCGGCAAATATCGCGGCCAGCAATACCGGCGCGGCGGGTTCGCACACGCACGCGACAACTTCTGGGGCGCATGCGTTGACTGAGGCAGAAATGCCAGCGCATAACCACACGTTCCTGATGTCGGTTGGAAACCAAGCCAATGGCTCGGGCACTCACTATGACATGGTGGGGGCTACCCAGCACGATACGGTTCCGTCAGGACCCGCTTCAGGCCAGCAGATTATAGGTGATGCAGGTGGCGGCGGAACACACACTCACCCTGGTGGTACGACGGATAATCCGGGCAACCATACCCACTCAACGCCGGGCGCAGCAGTGGCAACGGTTCCGCCTTATCGGGCTGTTCACTTCATCATTTTTGTTGGGTTCTAATGACTTCGTTCAAGCTCCAGGACTTTAGTGGATTGATACCGCGCACGTCTGCGCGGTTGATCCCAGTCAATTCCGCGACGACCGCGCGGAATACGAAGCTATTGAATGGAGAGGCTAAGGGCTTTCATGCGCCGCGGCAAATTGCTGACTTCACGGACGAGGACTTTACCGTGCGGCGCTCGTTTCGTATCCCTCACGATGCAGGCTATGGGTCTGAGGATTTCTGGCTGCTGTTTGATAGTCGGGATGTGGATATCGTTCGTTCGCCAATCATCAATGATAGTTTTGACCGCTATTACTGGGCTGGCGATGGCCGTCCCATGTACAACACGGTTAACCGGATCATCAATGGTAGCCCGCCTTATTGGCTCGGTGTACCGGCTCCAACCAATGCGCCTGCGGTCGCTCCGCCTGCGGGTGCGGACCTGACTCGTGCGTATGTCTACACGTTTGTGAGTGCGTATGGGGAGGAGAGCGCGCCGTCTCCGCCAACTCTGGAGACTGGCAATGCGGGCAACTGGGCCATCAGCGGGATGGACACAACGGTCCCGGATGCCACCAATCGCAACATCACCAAGAAGCGCATCTACAGGACTGTCTCTGGGAACACGTCCAGCAACTTCTTTTTCGTCGCCGAGATTCCTCTGGGCAATGCGACTTACGGCGATAACAATGCCGACGATCTGGTGGCACTCAATAATTTACTGGCGTCCGCTACTTGGTCGGAGCCGCCTGTTGATCTCGAAGGCTTCGTCTCGATGCCTAATGGATACCTCGTAGGGTGGGTGGGGCGCCGGTTGTGTTTTTCAGAGCAGTACCGGCCGCACGCATGGCCGGCGCAGTACGAGCTATCCACTGAATTCGAGATTGTGGGTCTCGTGGTGTGGGGCTCGTCTTTGATTATCGGCACCAAATCCAATCCCTATATGGGTGGCGGTGTCACGCCGGCTGCATTCACTATGCAGAAGATGGATGCGGTTGAGCCTTGCTTGTCGCGCCGCGGCATGGTGGCGACTGTGGCGGGGGCTTATTATCCGTCCATCAATGGACTCGTGCTGGCCAACTCCAACGGCACGCAGATCATTACTCAGGATTTGCTGACTAAGGAAGAGTGGGCGCACTACAACCCGTCCGAGATTTATGCTGCGCCATTGGGCTTGCAGTACATCGCTTTTAATAGTCCATCATTTGGATTTGTATTCAATCCGACCGAGCAGAAAGCTCGGCTGGTAGAGCTGGATCGGTTCAACGATGTAGTGGGCCTGGAGACGGACAAGTACACAGGGAACGTCTATCTGATTCGCTCCGACCGCGCCTGGGATTGGGACCCGGAAAATACCGAGCGGCTGTTCTGGCGTTGGAAGTCCAAAGAATTTCATATCCCGAAGCCTATCAACTTTGGCGCAGCGAAGCTCAAATTTGTCACAGGTACATTCGATGTCACTGTGGATGTGGTGGGGTACTACGGCGCTTACAACACAGCCCGCTTTGCTGCGGGCACGCTGAATACAATTGGCGGGCACGCTATTGGCGGAGTGCAGCATAAAGGCTTGGTGCCGACATGGACCGAGCCTGAAGATCGGATGCCTGTCGGCGGCAGTCCGCTCTACCCCATCAATTTCATGAAGTTCCAGCAGCCGGCGATTCGGTTGATTATCTACGCCAATCGCAAAGTGGTGTTTGATAAGGTCGTCACGACGGAGAAGATCATCCGCCTGCCGATGGGCTACAAGGCTGACCTGTGGCAATTTGAGTTCGTTGGCAACACGAACCTGTACTCGATGCAGATTGCCGAGACGGGTAAGGAGCTGGAGACGGTATGAGCGGCAATCGTAAATACCCCAACATCCTGTCGATCACGAACGATCCGGCGAGTCACACCCTGGCGATTCAGGCCATTAAAGAGACGCTGGAAGTTGCTTGCCGGCGCACGGCGGATTTGGATAACAGCTTCATATCGGTGGCCGATTTGGTGGAGCTGCGGATACTGAGAATCTCGAATGGGCGCTTGTTTCTAGGCGATGCGTTTACGCCATGAGCTTGCCCACACGACTGGTAAGTGGTATAGAGCACACGAGTTAGGAGAGGGGGATTTATGCCGGTTCTAAGTGAGACCTCGAAACAGCGGTTGGCAACCTGCGACATTCGTTTGCAGGATGTGCTCAATGAAGCCATCAAGCACATGGACTTCGTGGTCATAGAGGGCCATCGCGACGAGGCTGCGCAGAACGAAGCCGTGCGGACAGGCAAGTCCCAGAAACCTTGGCCGACCGGCAACCACAACCGCAGTCCTTCCTCGGCCGTGGATATCGCGCCTTATTTCGCCGACATCAAGAATGTCGATTGGGGAGACATCGTGGCCTTCGGCCGCCTGATGGGTGTTGTCCAGTGCATCGCCGACCAGCGCAGTATCGCACTTCGTTTCGGCCTCGACTGGAACAGCAATTTGCATACGGTAGGCCGCGATCCCAAAGAGCATCTTCTCGATGCCCCACATATTGAACTGGTGAACCCATGAGTACGAACTGGAAAGATATTGTCGGCGTGGTGGCTCCTTCTTTGGCTGCTGCATTGGGCGGTCCCCTGGCAGGAGTGGCAGTCAAGACACTTGCTGATAAGCTACTCAATAAGCCTGCGGCCACACAGGATGAAGTCGAGGCCGCCGTTGTGGGTGCAGACCCGCAAACCCTCGTCAAGCTCAAAGAGATTGACACCGAGTTCAAAAAGGCAATGTCCGATGCGGGCATTCGCTTTGAAGAGATTGCTGCCGCGGATCGGGCTAACGCCCGCCAGCGTGAGATCAGCACTCGTGAT